AGGAGATTTTCTAGATCCTTTTAAATGACTTGTTACAAAAGTAGAAATTGCTTCATGTTTTTTATCATGATCTTCAATTTTATGCAATTCATCCAATCCTCTACCAAGAGATAATAGTCTTGCATGAAGTTCTGCATGATGTCCTGTTGGGGACTTTGGATTTTGTAAAATACCTAATTTTTGTTCTGTTGGATCGGCCCCATTATTAAACAGATTTGTTACTACTCTAGAAATATTAGCATGATGTTCTCCATCTGGAGATCCATTTAAATCTTTATCTTGAAAATATGTCATCACTTCTTCAACAGATGTCTTACCATCTAAATTTTTATCTGGTGTAATCTCTTCATTTTCTTCATTTAAAATATCTAAAAATTCTAAATGATATTCTTCAGCAAAACTCTTTGTAGGATAATTTAGCCAATGAATATCTTGTTTACCAGTATCTGCATCTATAGAACGAAGAGCTATTTTTCCTTTTGGATTTCTGGCTTGATATCTTTGTAAATATGTTTTAGTTTCACTCGATGGAAGATGTTTCCATGCTTTAGCTGCTTTAAATTGTATCATTTCTTCTGGACAAACATCAAACATTTCACAATTGTCTAGACCTACTGGTGGTTTTCGTCTCTGCATTGGAGCCATAATAGGATCAAAGCCACCAACACCACCCTGATTGTTGGATACCACAGGTGTACTAATGGTTCCAGCACCACCACCTCCACCACCGACACCCATATCTTCACACAATGCAATATAGCTAGTGTTTGGGTTTTTATTAAGAGCAATATAACCTTCAACCAATCCTGCAAATTGGGCATCACTAATGTCATAGGCTTGAACTGATTCACTAAACAATTGAAGTGTACTAAGATAATTTGTTAACTGAGCTTTTGTTAATCCAGAAGGTAGCTGTTCAAAGATTTTCTTTAATTTAATAATCAAATATTCAAATGAATCAATACTGCCTTCTGACTTTAATACATTACCACTTGAATCAATTGCACCAGCACTATAAGCAGCCAATTCGGTATACGGTGAAGAAATACCTTGCGCAAATTTATAAAAATAAAAGGATGGAATGTATTGTGGTGTGTTCATTTTTCAACCTGTAGTAATTTTCTATCTACTCTTGGGTCAGTATTCAATTCCAGGTATTTTACTTCTGGTAAATTTTTAATATTAAAATTTAAGAATACAGTGAATGATTTCAAATACGAATATAGTCTTGGTTCAACTTTAAAAAACAAAATGCGTATGGCATTTTCTTCGCCAAACACATTTCTTAAAATTATTATATGATTTATTATAAGTCGTTCACGTATTGACTTTAAAGTTTTATGTTTATGAATCTTCTGTAAAAGTCTTTTTACATATTTGATTCTCTTCAGATCATCCATGAACTCGGCTTTACCGGTGCACTCACTATTGAAATAACAGCCCTGACAGAATTCGAGAAATATATCTTCTGTCAGGGGAGTATTTTTATCAACCATTATTATCTCAGTGTTGGCAACCGCAACCATTTTGATCTAGTTCCATATTATATGAAGAAGTGGCTGTTGGAACGATTACCAGACTAACTTTACGTAGATGGTTTGGTTGCATGGTTACAGTAACTTGAAGAGCCAAAGAATGACCAATTTTCTCTTTGATACCATCGCCTTGTTTGAACCCAGCCTTATTGACATCATCATACGGATTTTGACCATATACACCCAATTGTGGGCTTCCGTATTGAACAAGTTCAAAGTTACTTACACCATCTGGAATTTGCATTTTTGGTGCTGCAAAGTCTAAACCAAACATATTCAATTTTTGTGCTACAACACCCATAATAGCATCTGGATTGATGTAGTCTCTCGAGGAGAAGGTGTACAACATAGCGTTAATAGCGTCTATCTGCCTTGGGAGCGATAGGTTGAAGGTTCCCTTGTCTGTGAGTGGAGATTGACCAACTTTGCCTTGTGGGTCACCAATATAAAGACCACCACCAAAGGTGTGTTCACCCGCATTTTCAACGAGTTTGGTAATTCTGGAGATGAGTTGTTTAAATTTCATGGTTGTCCTTTATTTAGTCCTATTTTTTATTAGCCCATATAGATCTGGGTTGTATACTTGTTCATTAAGAGATCTGAGGGTATTCTTGGCAATATTTTCTTTAATTTGTTTCAACCCACACTTATTTTTAAATGATGGGTTTTCTTTAACAATTTTACTAGAAGGAATCTTTTTCATATCAGTGCCTATTTTGATGTTCACCCTTATGATGTCCGTTATCAGCCCGATTATCGGATTTATCCCGAACTCTTAAATTATTTATACCTTTTGAACCACCACTACGAAGAGGCTTTTTATGGTCAATGTCTTTTCCATCACCCTTTTTGGCTCTACCCTTTTTAATCATAAGATCTCGTGCAGCACCTCGTGCAGCACGTTCTTTTCTTTGCTTCTTTTTACCGTGATAATTTTTATATTCTTTTTTATAATCTCGTTTATATTCTTCAATAACAAGATCATTAATCAATCCAATAATACATACTGGATTTTGATACATGCGTGTAACAGCATTTTCATAAATTGAATTAATGTTCACCATAACATATTCAGAATTTTCAATCAATAGATTGGATGAATTTTCTATTAGTTCTGCTTCTATGTTTGTTATTAACTGATTACGAACTAGATGGGCTATAACAAAATTATTACTTAAAGATTCGATTAAAAGATCGTTGAGGAAAATAACCGCTTCTCCTAAAACTTCAGAACTGATATTTTCACCCTTCATCACAGGAATTCTGATTGTCTTCTTACCAATCGTAACATAATTGTATTGCACAGAATTTAAATCTTTATTATTAAACCCTGGTAGAAGACTAGCATTTAATAGGAAGTCATGATTTTTAACCAGGTAATCAACCATTAATTGAACCGGTTCAATAGAATCTTTAGGTACAAGAATCCCATCTCCCTTTTCTTTTTTCTTTTCTTTTGGTTGTGTTTCTTCAATTATTGCAGTATACTTCTTTAGTGTCTCGGCAGCTGAGGTCTTATAATTTGAGATATTAGAAGCTGTCATAGTATCTTTAGCTTTTGACATATCAAAATTAGATTCGGCTGAAATGGTAGTAAAATAATCATCCGTCATAGGGAAAATACCATTAACAGTAATTAAATGGTTTGGAGCCATTTTTGGGTCAGTAATATTGTCACCACGTAATACAGTTTTTAACAGTGTATTGATAACATTTATTTTGAGCGGAGATTTATTTCCACGCATTAATTCCGATGCACCTTCTTGCCAAGCTTTTATATAACGTCCCATAGATGCTAATGGATTTATATTTCCATCTTTATCGATTACAGTTCCAGTAACATTTCCAGATGCATCTTTGACAGGTGTAGATTGTAACTTCTTTAACATCTCTGGATCAGATTTAATCTGTGTTAACATTTCATCTGGAATTAAAACATCAGAGAATGCTGCTTTTCCTTGTTGCATTTTTTGAAATGCTGCTGCAAGTTTGGGATCTGATGCAATTAAATTTGGATTGGACAAAGCTTGTGTTAATGCCCCAGCAACAAATCCTTTAAAGTTTTTATTTGATTGATCAAATTGGTTTGTAGATAGAGACATTTCTCCACCCGCTGCAACTTTAAATCTATAATCTCCACATTGCATATCACTCGCACCTTCGGAGTTAACAGGTTTTCCACCATTTTCTACATTAGTTAAGAGATTTTGAATGCATTCATCACCAATCTGTGATAAAATCTTACGTGCAGTAAAAAATGCTGCTCGTGTAAAATCACTAGCATCGGCTGTCATAGCACCATATGTTAACATCTCTTGTTTGCTAGCACCTGCTTTTAATTTTGCAATGAATACCAAAGCATTCATTACTTGTTGATTATAGGGAGTAGAAGATGTATCATTAATACCATATTCAACTGTTAAATTTTCATATGATAACTGATCAAACTCATTATTTGGAGGAGGTTGACGAATCATTTTGAAATATTCATTACGCAATTCAGGAGGCATTCCCAACAACTGCTCTGGTTCCATTTCACTCATTGTTTGGAACATTTGTTCTTTAGAAAGTTTCTTGGCTTTACCAGATTCTTTCTTTTCACCCGAAGAAGGTTTTGTTTCTTCTCTATCTTTGGATTCTCTTTTTCCTTTTGCCTCTTCTTCTTTTTTACCTTCTTTTTTGCTACCTTCTTTTTCTTTCGTATCACCAAACAAAAGTTTAGATGCACGAGTTTGTTCAAAATCTTTAGAGTTTGTAGCCTGTTGTGCTTCTTCGAGTGTTAAAACATCTTTACTTAATTTTTTATGTAAACTTGCATTAAATGAATCTTTAAAGATTAATTGTATGCGACCACTTTTGGTTTCAACCAAAATTACTTCTTTAATTAGTTCCTGTTTTGGCTTACGGTCTCTTGGAATTTGTTTAGAACGTTCTATACGTTTACGTGCGGCATCTTTGGCACGATTGTCTCCTGCTGCAGATTTAGCCCTATCTTTTTGTTCTGAAGCACCTAATTGGGATGCTTCATTGATAGTCGAAGGATTTAAAAGTTTTGATAACAGTGTTTTAAAGTTCATCTTAAATTATTTAGGCTCTGACGAATCCTTATATTCTTCCAGAGGATTGTATAATTTAAAATTTTTATGGGTTTTTATCTTCCCATTTACTAAACTTTTAATTCCAGTATAAGAGAGATTGTTGTTCCTTGCAAATTCTTTTAAATTTGTCACAGGAATAACTTGATTTGTTGTCATCTCTAGAAGAATAGTAGATTTGGTTTTTATGACCTTTTTTCTAACTGGTTCCTTTAATTTGACTCGTGGACCAACCTCCATGATTGGTCTAACCTCTACTGCAGTCCAACCTTTATAAGTTTTACGAGTACCGTTTAAAAGTTCACATATTTTACTTGATGTCATACCGTGTATGGCAGCAAATTCTCCCATATTAGAAAAAAAGACTTTTTCTTCTGTGTCAACTCTCTTTAACCAATAACCATTTTTGGTAGCAACATCAGTAATCCATTTCCAATATCTACCTTCTCGACGAAAGAATCCACCATGTTCTTGAACAAATAGATGTCTGGCTTTTACAGATTTTGAATTGTCGTTCATCTGTGTCCATAGTTTGGTTCCGCGTGTATTTACGGTTTCTTCTAATGAACGTGATTCATACTGTGTCATGATGTTTCCTATAATCTGTAATCAAGAATTTTAAATGTTTAACATGGTTAATTGGTTTATCTTGAAATACTTGATGAAGACCATCTTCACATGCAATCATTATTGCAAAATTGTCAATAATAATACCGGTTCGTTCTTGAAACATTAATGAATAGGCTGTAGCCTGAGCAAAGTAGTTATCAACATCTTTGGTTCGTTTTTCTTTTGTACTTGCTTTAAAATCAATAATAGAAAGTTTTCCATCATATTCAGCAATACAATCTGTTCTTCCTGCTAGACCCAATATCTTAGACCATAGTGGAGTTTCTAATGCTACAATATTATCAATTTTGTCGATCTCTGGTCTTAGAATTGAAAATAAAGATTTAATTCCAGAATGAAGATTGTCATAGTCTAGGTCTTCATTGTTTAAATATTTTTCAATAAGACTATGAAATTTAGTTCCTCTAGCAAGAACTCGTTTACTTTCTTCTGGATTCTTTCGTCTCCATTCAGCAAAAAACTCTTGTTTACGAAACCCTACGACTGTAGTTACAGAAGGAAAAATTCCTTCTGGTGTATTATACATTCTAGGTCCAGTACTAGATACTTCATTTAAAGAACCTTCAAGTAATAACGGCTTGTGAACAAATTGTTTAGTAGATATAATAGCCATAGAATTTCACCAGATGAGTATACAACAAATTAACAGATATGCAATTATTTATAGGATTCTATAACGCTTAGAGAACTGACCCATTGCTTCTGCGCCTAAGCCCAAATCAATGTCTTGAGCCCTTCCTTTTGCGGCATATTCTTGGGATCCTCTTTTTGGACTACTGCCACCCATACCAATAGGTGGTATGATAGGAGGTACATAAGGTGGACCGTCCGGACCCTTACCATCTTGACCATCATCACCTTTACCATCACCCTTATCAGAATTGTCTGCTTTGGCAGGTTTTTCATCGGGTACTTTAGCAGGATCTGGTACTTTAGCAGGATCTGGTGTTTTAGCCGGATCTGTTACTTTAGCAGGATCTGGTACATTGTCTGGTGCTTTAGGGGGAACTTTATCTGGTACTTTATCTGATACATTGGCCGGAGTTTTAGCTGGTGCTTTTGGAGGAGCTTGTTCCGGAGCTTTTGGGGGAGCCTTATCGGGTGCTTTTGGAGGAGCTTGTTCCGGAGCTTTAGGAGGAGCTTTCTCTGGTGCTTTTGCCGGTGTGACAGTAGGTGCTACGGTAGGAGCTTTCTCTGGTGCTTTAGGAGGAGCTTTCTCTGGTGCTTTAACTGGTTCTACTGGTTTAACGACTCGAGGCGCAGTTGTTGAACCAACTCCTTCTGCGGCTTTAACTCCTTCTCCGGAAGTCACAGATGCTGGAACTGGTCGTGCAACTTCGATTGCAACACCAGGTGTTCCAGTTACTGTAGAAGCAGTAATAGCTACAGATGCTGTTGCAGTTTGTGCAGCTTTTTTAGCTTCTGCTACAGCTTTTTCTATGCTTAGTTGTATAAAACTTTTAACTGGTCCTCGTGGTTTTGGTTTTGGACTTATCTCTGGTCCAGATGTTGGCTTAGTAAATTCCGCTTCTCTTGCTTTTTGTTCTGGAGTTAAAGTACTTCTATTTTCTCTTGTAACACGTGCACTACGAGCTGCTGCAGCTTCATTACCAGCTTTTTCTGCTCTGGCGATAACTTCTTCAGCTTGTTTCAATGCTTCAGATGAAGCCTTTCCTGGTTGAATATTGTATTTACCTGAAAGTGCTTTTCTTATTTCTTCCGGTGTATTACCACGTAGAGCTAACTCTTGAGCTTCTTTTTGAATTTCGCTCAATGACTTTTCTGAAAATTTAATAATTTGACCAGCTTCTTCAGCATTCTTAGCAGCTTTTGCAGCTTCTGCAGCCTTTAAAGCTTCAGCAGCTTTTAAGCCTTCAACTGTTTTTAAAGCTTCAGCTGCAGCCTTTGCTTCTTTAGCTAATCTTGCAGCTTTTGCAGCTTCTGATGCACCTTTAATAAATTCAGGCAATTTAAATAACACATCTGTCTCTCCACCTTCATTTAGCAATTTGCACTCAACCCATTTTCTAAATGAAATACCAGATGTAACTTCTTTGATACCGTTAAGATTATTATTATAACGTTGTTCTAAAATTAAATTGAGTGTATATGGTATCATGGTGGTATACTTATTTAGTTAACCGGTAGGTAGCCCAGAACCTCGTGTACCTGGAAAATCTGTTGTACTTTCTTTACTATTTGCACGTCTCTCTGCAGCTTTATCTCTAATGATTTGCATCGGAGAAGCGGCTCTTTCAGCTTGTGTTTGTGCCTGAAGCTCTGCAACAGTAGGATACCTATCAACTGGTTTACCTTTCGCTTCTTGACCAGCATATGTTTTGGCAATTTTATCAGTTAATCCTGTTGCATCATCAATAGCCCCTCCCGCTTTATATGCACCATATGCAACTGGAAGCATTGCTGCTCCAGCCACTACCCCCGGAAGAACTGCGGCTCCACCTGCCATTAAAGCTGCACCGGGTGCAGCTCCACCTAATGCTGCGGAAGTAGCAGCAGCAGCACCAGAAAAGGCACCAAAACCAGTTGCCATTTTTGTTGATCCTCTGTACATAGGGTCTTCTACGCCAAGAGCGTCCAATGCCATATCAGTTGGTTTATCTGTAAGTTCAGATGCTACGAATCCAACAGCTGCAGGACCACCTAAACGAATAACACCTTTTGCTACATCTTTTGCTTTTAGTAATGCTTCAGGAATACCAGCCGTTGGGTTAGTTACTACTTTTGCTGCTGTTTTTGCAGTACCTACAACAGCATTTTTAGTAGCATTAGTTGCAGTTTTTGCTGCATCGGCTACTTTGGTAACAGCTGCTCCTGTTGTTTGAATTGGACTCGTTACTAAATCTTTCCCTCTTTCAGCCCACTTTACAGTTGGATCTACAAATTCTTTTTTAAATTCTTGTCCAGTATTTGTTATTAAATCCTTGCCAGTATTTAATACTATGCCTTCATTGATTTTTAATAATTTAGCTTCTAATAATTTAATTTGTTCTTGAAGTTGAATTGTTTTATTAAGATATAATTGTGTTATGTAATCCATAGTAATTTTCTTTATATTTTATAGGTAGAAATAAATTTATTAAGCTTGTTCTCGAGAAAATACGTTATTAGGAGTGCGTTTTGCATATCGCGCACCAATATCGGCTTGTGTTATATTACCTTGTTGAGGACTTCCTGGTCTAATGGTGTCATTCATAGAACGAAGTTCGCTTTGTAATGCAATAGTTTCTTTACTAACTTCAGCGTCTGCTCCACCTGCATTCCATTTCGCTTCATCTTGAGCTCTAGATTCCTTCCATTTTGCTTTTAACTCGTCTCGTGCAGCCGTTGCAGAAATGTTTGCAGATTTTATAGCTGCATTTCTTGCAACATTTTCAGCACGTCTTTGTTCTCTATTGTCGCTACTACCAGTAGCGGTTCTATTGTATGTTGGAGTTGATCGTGGCATTCCTCTTGCATATTTTAACCTTGTCATAACATCCATAGATGAAAGATCGGTTGATTCAGTGCTATCTACATCCGTTGTATCGGTGGTATCGAGATCCGCTGTATCAGTGCTATCAGTGCTATCCCCTGTGAGTGTTGGCATAGAAGATGTAAGAGGCTCTTTCACACCATATGGTGTTGGTCTTTTTGGATTTAGGATTTTAGAATCAAGTCCAAACAGCGATGTTGACTTACCAGTATTAATACTAGGGCCGGGTGTAATAGTTGGCAAAACAGTACCGGGAGGCGGTATTAGAGTTGGATTAACAGGAGTTCCTTTAAGCCTTTTAGTATTATCAATTTTTATTTTGTCAAATGGAGACGGTGGTGAAGATAGTGTGGTTGGTTTATTTGGTTGAATTGGTAGTTCTTTCATCCCACCGCGAATGCCTAGTATTATTCCATCATCAAATTTGTTAGGTGTACGAGGTTTACCTATATCATCAAAAATACCTTCTCTAATTACTCCAAACGGATTTGATGTAATATTTTTGGTATGCTGAATATTCTCAGGTGTACCATTTTGATTATTTCGTTCTATAGCATTAATTGCTTGACGAATGGTTGATGCTGAGTTAATATTAGGATTAAATGATGATGGTTTATATAATTTATTCTGTTCAAGAATATTTTTTATACTTGATACCATATTATCTGGGGTTTTGACGGGTTTATTAATTTCATGTGGTTTCCCCATAAAATCTTTAACTTCCCAATAAAAATTACGATCTTGTTTATTATCCATGGTTATGAAATATTTAGATTTCTATAAATACTTAAAAGGTATGAATAAACAGGTCCTCTTGTTAAACCAAGATAATACACCCCTTAATATCATTACCATTAGTAAAGCCTATAAATTAATAGCCAGAGATAAAGTTTGGGGAGATTCCTCAGATGAATTTATTGAAGTCGTTTCTGTATCCAAAACTATTAAAATTCCCAAAATTTTAATTTTAAAGTATTATGTAAAATTACCCTTTAAAAAGGCTGCTGCATCTAGGCAGAATATTTTACGACGTGATCTCTATTGCTGCCAATATTGTGGAAAAGAGATGAATAATAAAGAGGCTACAATTGACCACGTTGTTCCTACCTCAAAAGGTGGAGCATCGTCTTGGGTGAATATGGTAGCCGCATGTAGAGCCTGTAATCTGTTTAAAGGCAATCGATCTGTTAAAGAAGCAAATATGGAACTTATTAGTAGACCAAAGGAGCCTTCTTACGGATTCTTGTTTGAAAACATGCTAATTACCTTTAGAAAGAAAAAATAATGCCCAACTACGCTTTTATATGTAATGGATGTGACCATACCTTTGATGAAATGTTATCTCTATCTGATAGAGAAATTCCATGTAAGAAAGCATGTCCAAAGTGTAAGAAGAAAAAGGTTCAAAGAGATTGGCAAGCCAGCACACCAACTTTAGCAATCGATGCTACCTTAACTCCAAAGAAAGTTATGGGAAGTCAATTTAAAGATGTTATTGATAGAATTAAAAATAATGGTCAAGTTCCAAAAAGATTTCATGCCAAACTTGATGCAAGTGCAAGTATGAATGCTGGAAAAATTGTTCGTTAAGTTTTAGATTCTATCAAAGCCTTTAACACATAATAACTGTCAATAACATCTGTAACAGGATTACTTAAAGTTTTCTGACCAAACACTGATTTCAGATCAGTGTTTGTTTCTTTGCTGAAGGTCTCATACATTACCTGTTTATCAGCGTTACCTTTGCCTGTGGCGCATTTCTTTACCTTGGCTGGTTCTACGATAGTTACTGGAATGGCGTGTTTGTAGAGTTTGTATTTGAGAAGACCCATATTCTCGGCTAAATTAAATACTCTACCTTTAGCACCATAGGCATAACCCTCCATACCAACATCAGCAGCACCAATACAAAGATTTGTTGCCCATTCTGATATGGTATCAAATCTATCTACGTCTTGTATATATTCCTGAAATGATTCACCGGTAATATTTGGTGCAATCTTATCAGCGTATTTTTTAATATTGGTGAGATAATAGAAAAAACAATTATCAAACTTAAATGTCTTGCGTTCATCAAATAAACATAAGCAAGGGCAAGTGATAGAATAATCGATTCCTATTAACATATTGTACATGGATATTTATTCCGAAAACCAAGGCCAGTCACAGACTTCTTGTTTCATAACATTATCTATCCATGGATAATAATAATCAATTTTTGCAGCACCATTGTCTATGACAGATTGTGTTTCTGGATCAATGCTCATAAAATCAATTATACCTGCTAACTTACCATTATCTTCAAATACTGCACCACCTGAATCACCAAAATATATTGATCCTTTGTTTGCTAACATTCTCATAAGTTGACCATTGTCTTCTATAAGACTTCCATAGTAACTCATTACGCCTTTTTTACTTACTTTCTTATAACCTAGACTCCAACCAACAGTGGTTAGAGATTCACCGGGAACTAATTCAAAAGTTGTTTTTATTAGATTTGTTGGTGGTTCAACACAATCATTATCAAGAATACAAATAACAATATCATTGATCAACATTCCAGTACAATATGGTTCTCTAGTAATTATTTTTATAATTCTCACCAGTTGTCCACTATGTGTCCAGAAGTAACCAGGAAAATTGTCAGGATCACTAAAGCAATGTCGGGCACTGAGTATTGCTCTTGGATGAATTAAAACTGCTGAACCTATTATGTCAACGTGTTGTGTAACTAAAGCACCTACACAGGAGTAGCGGTCATCCTCGTCATGTTCGATGGAATCGTACTTCGATGAATCCAAAAGAAATGAGGGAACTCCCGCTACTCCTAGTGTTTTGTTCTGTTCCGGTTCGTCAAATTTTTGGGAGCAGGATATGCTATTGCAAGCAGTGCTTGTCGCCAGACACAGTGCGAGGATTAAAGCCCTCATACTCATGGCATTAATATTTAGAATAAAAAATCCTTCCTGTTTAGGAAGGATTTTTATATTTATCTACAATTTCTTGGTCGTGTAGTTCAAAATGGCAGTTTGAACATAATAAGATACACTTATCAAGTTCATCTTTAACTCTTTGCCATGATACTGCAAACATTTTATTAGAATTTACTTCAAATAATTTTTTACTTGGATCTATATGGTGGAATGATAATGCCCTATTACATTTTGTATATCCACATGATTGGCATTTACCACCTTTATATTGAACTGCTTTTTCTTTTAATTTGTTTCTTCGTACACTAACTAAACAACCTTGACAATAATTTTTATTGTGTATTTTGTTTTGTTTATTTGGAATTACATCTCTTAAACATCTTTTACATATATGTTGCATAACTCCTCGGACTGGACTCGAACCAGTAACCTGGCGGTTAACAGCCGCCCGCTCTACCATTGAGCTACCAAGGAAAGTGATTTACACTATCTGACATCCACCTGCACTACAGGCAAACTCCTTACCAACTTCTGTGTTATCTTCTGATTCATACTTCATCAGATCATTAAAGTTAACCTTGACCTTTGGATGTGCTGCATATGTTGCAGAATCAATTTGCTCAAACGGTGCCTGAGCATATGTATGATTATCACTTCCAGGAAGGAATGCAATACCTGTTGCCACATCAAAGTTCTCCCACAACCAATTGCCGACTTCAAGGAATTCACTATCCTTATAGTTTACAGTGATTGAAGGCTTGTGATGACAGTAATGCTCCTGATATGTTTTCCACAGATCAAGATGATCAAGTGCACGAAGATCTTCTGTAGTCACAGTACCACGAGGAGCCTTCATTGCAAAAGTAAATACGGCAGTAGAAGTTGGGTTTATCACATCATCCTCACACGGGACTCCTTGATCCTTCATCAAGTTATATAAAGGATCTTTCTTGTCCAGACGAATTCTGCGGAAATAATAATCCGCATAGCGTGGATGTAAACCCGAAGCGGAATCCACCAAGCAAGAAGTGGTGCCTTCTGGCTTGACGCAAGTGATTGACTTGCTAGGATTAATACCCAACTTCTCTGCCCATTTGAGATTTGTAGCCGTTGCATGGTCACGAAGATTCTCAAGAAGTCGAACTAGTTTTGGCTTACCTTCAAGACCACTGGTAAGTTTATTATCAAAAATTCCTGTCATGGAAACACCAAGCAATCTTTCCTCTTCACAGTTCTTCTTCCATTCAGGACGAAGATAAGGAAATTTCACAAAAGTAGACTGCACAGTCCCAATAATAGTAGCAAGTTCAACCTTCTTCTTCAGGCTGGCTGCGGTATCATCGGTACGAACTACCACCGTTGAAAGATTGCAAAATTCGAAAGGTTTCAGAATAATTTCTGCACATGGATTGGTACCATATTCACAGTTTTCCTCTCGTCCCCACTTCACTGCTTGCTCCTGTAGAGCCCTACGATTGATCATGCCGCGTTCTCCGCTGTGGGAGTTATACAGAGAGGTCCACTCCTCAAGAAACTGTCCCATAGGGGGCTTACCACGATAAACCGCTGAATTATTGGCGTAAGACCTGAATCCTGCTTGTTCCCACCACGCACCTGACTTGCACATGGCAATTTCACGGTCTCCCAGGTCACTGAGAGAAATCATAGCGGATCTACGCACTCCACCAACGATTACGGCATTGGCAATGGCACAGCAGGTGTCATGGCATTCAAGAGCCGAAAGTTTACGTCCCTGTGCGTTATAGAAGACCTTGACCAAAAATTTGAATAAATTATCTAGTGGAGCAGGACCAGAAGCACGACCACCAAAAGTCTTAAGTCGTGCACCAGATGGTCTAACCTTTGACAAGTCCCACTTAGGATGCTTACCGGAATAGAGATCATTGAATAATGTTTTAAGCGCATCGCCCCAACCTTCCTTTGAATCTTCTACAACGATTACCTTATCAAAATTCTTTACAATCTTGTTAGCAACAGTTGGAAGTTTATCAGTGTATTGACGCTCAACAGAATATCCAGTACCTGTGCCATTCATAAGAATAACAAACAGTTCTGCAAAGGATTCAACAGAATCGATTGGAAGATATGAGCAGTTATACAAACAAGTATTATCGTGATCAAGAGCAATACCTGCAGTCATCAAACTTCTCATGGAAGGAAGAACTTCAAGATTTAAAATTGCTTCTTTGACATCAGGTCTTTCTGACAATGATGGAACCTTATCGGTGAAATAATTCCACCAACGGTCTACGCATTCGTCCCAACTCTCGCGGCGATTCTGTGAAGGAAGCCAACGAGAATAACGAGAAATAAAGATAAAAGATTGAAACGGTGTTAAAGCATCTGCCATGTAATGAACTCCTAGTGGGTGTCTTATTTAGTTGTTAGAGTCTGCCACGAAACTGGGAAAAGGGGAGCAATTAATTTGTCAATTGCTTTAGCAAATTCCTGCACTTCCCATTGTGCATGAGCATCGATACGAAGATTATAAACTCTTGCAAATGCATAGAGTGAACCGGTCCACACAAATTCTGTGTATGTACCTTGTGGTAAAATTGATCTTGCCTGTTCTGGTGCAACACCATCTACTAATAGACGATTATATAGATCCAAACATTCTTTTGCAACACCAGAATATTCTTGTCGTAATTTAATACAGGTATCAAGATCTTCAATAGCACCACTGCTACCTTGCTTGGCTCCATTGGTTGGAGCGTTTCTCCAAAGAGGTACATAGATCTCTGGCTCAAAGGTAACATAACGGCGACTTACTTCATTCATGACAAGACCAACTTGATGTTTACCAAGTTGTGCACGAACAAAGATAGGACACTTAATACGAACACTAATCTGCGGATGACAGAATGGTGTAAAGTGATTATGCTTTGCAAGATATGTAATTAATTTTACATCTTTGTCTAGTAGATAAGGTTCATATGGTTCTTCTTTACCCGGACGAGGAGTGTGATCTTCCATTGTGCCATAGAAACTCTGCTTATTAAATGAAACACGGGCAGCATCTACTACAGATAAATCGCTACCCATGTGATCAATAAGTTGTACATGTCCATGGTCAAGTACTGAAAGTTTAGTCTGCTCCGGAAACATTTGTGCTATCTGTGTCATCTTCTTCATCCTCATCTGCATCTACAAGTTCAACTCTTACGCCATCAATCTTTGTAAAGTCCGCTGCATATTCTCGTGCACGTCCCCATAGTTCGGGGTCCATTTCTTTTACGTACTCACCAAATCGTTGTACGAAAGTAATGTACGCTTCACTAGCCTTTAAAATATCTTCTTCAGATAATTTGTCGTTTTCATCTTCCATTTAAACCTTCTTCCAGTAAGTATACTTTACTTTTGCTTTAAGTCCAGAATAAACATTGTTGATTATTAGTTTCATGGTCATTGATTCACCGAATGCTAGAACCATGTCGTTAATATCTTTTTTATCAATTTCATTAGGCCAAATTACTACATTTCGTCCAGCCTCAATGTACTTTCCAATCAAGTGAACAATTTCTACATTTCTTGGTTCATTATCAAATATAAACACAACCTTTGATTTGGAGATCTTCTTAGGAAGATCTTCTAGCCAACCTGCACCCTGCATTGAGATTCCATTTGGAATAAACATGGAATCAATCGGACCTTCAGTCACATACACAGTATCTCTTGCGTCTACTTTATCTATGTTGTACCACAGACGCTCTTCGCCTTCACGCTTTAAGGTGATATACCTTATCGCTTTCTCTTGCGCTTTTTCTTCGATAATCCTGCCTTGGACACCAATAAGGCTCCCGCTCTCGTCATAGAACGGTATGACGAGCCGACCTTCCTTAGATCCTTCTCTATCGAAAGAAGACATGATTCTACTGAAATCACTACAGTAATAAAAATTGCAATACTTTTCTTTTGGAATTTCTCTAGATTGAACATATTTTACCGCCGGATGATCTGCATTGAGTAAGTCAAGCCTTGTTCCGAGATCACTGAACACTGGCTGTTTCTTTTCTGTCTTCGTTGTAACCAACGGTTCTGGATTTTTGTCTTTGAAATTTTCAAATGCATATTCTTTGCAGAGAGATGGGCTGACGCTTTCAAGTACAGAATATAAACTACAAGCAATACCGCAGTTGTGACATTTATAAACATAATTTCCTTTGTTTTCAAAAAAGAAGCCTCTCGTCTTCGTCTTGTTCTTTAGTGAGTCTCCACACTTAAAACAACGACACGTAGCAAGGTTCTCTTTCTTCCACTTGAACTTCTCAAGTGAGCCAGACAACATATTCACATATTTCTTATCAATATATAGGCTCATTTTGGTGCGTCTTGAAAGACCCAGTTTACTGCCTTATTCTTTTTAATACCAAAACTATCTGAAAATACTAATGGACCAGAACCCGATCCATAACTTTCTTCATCTGTATTATTTGCATTGACAAGATTGTTATTTGAATTTTCTACATCATAGAACTTCATCTTGGACTTATTCACACCAATAAGAAATTTACGATTCTTGGTTGTATCATTACCACGGTTCTTTAATTGCTTAACCATGAGTTGACCATTCTGTGCTAACTCTTCAGTCTCAATGAGTGCAATGAAGAAGTCTGTAGTTTGTGGTAGACCAAAACTTTCAGATGTATCTGTCATCTCCATGTCACTACTCTTTGCACCTTCACGGTTTACCTGAGTAGCAGACCATAGTGGTACATTGAACTGCTTGGCAAGACCACGAAGTTCTTCTGCAATACCCTTGACATAGGTGTAACTATTCATACCGTTGCCCATCTTGAATCTTGCACATGAGCAGATGTTTAGATAATCAACAATAATGATATCAGGCTTGAACTTCTTCTTGATCTTAAGTTCTTCCATTAGATTACGGAAGTGTGTGACATTGGCAGCAGCGGTAGGATATTCTTTAATAATAAGTTTACCGTGACAGGTATTCT